GTGAAATCCTACAAATCAGTTTTCCGAGGCCAAGTGCCGGAAACGCTGATTTGAGCTGGGGAATTGTGTCTTTGGATTCAAATCCCCCCGGCTCCACCATAATGTGAAATCCCAACCCTTATCCGGTTGGGATTTTTTTTGCCCGTTCCCCCAGTGTTGGCGCGGTTTCGCGCCTTGACCTCTTGAGCACGCCCCTCCGGAAGTCGCCGTTCCAGGCGCGCTTTCCGCCGTTTTTCTCTCTCTGTTCTCTGCTGCCCTCTTGAGCATTCAAGGCCCGAAGTCGTGTGTTGGCGCGGGTTTGCGGGCCATCAGTTTGCTTCTTCGCTTGCTCTGGCGGGCGCGACCGAGACAGCGAAAGGCACAAAAAAGCCGCCTCGTGGCGGCGTGTCGCTGCGGCACGGATGTCAGCGCGAGCCTGCCACCAGCGCCTCGCGTTGCGCCAGCCAGGACGCCGACATCTTGCCGCGCAGCAACTGGCTGACGCCCACCTCGAGACGTCCCAGGGCGATGGCTTCGATCAGGTCGGGGGCCAGTTGCGCCAGTCGGCTCATCTTGCTGGCTTGGCCGAGGTCGATGCCTTCGGCCGCCGCGATCTCGGTCATGGAACTGAACCGTCCTTCGTCCAGCAAGCGCTGCCAGTGGTGCGCGAGGCCGAGTGCCCGCATCAAGGGAGTGTCTTGCGCCAATTCCCGTACCTGCTGCTCGCGGCGAGCCTCGTCCAGAAATTCCTGTGGCGCATCCAATGGCGTGATGACCTGCTTCTTCACCCCCCGGCGCACCAGCGTCCAGGGCAAGAAGGTTTCCATCTGCACGCCGCCAGCGGGCAACGGCGTCTGGTACGTCACCGGGTCGCCTTTTACTTGGCCACGGTGTTTTTTGCTCATACGTCCTCCTCGAAGCTGGCCATGAGCTGGCGTTGGGCGTGCCAGTCGACCATCAGGCGGTTTCGTTGGAACCACATCAATGTCAGCCGCCGTGGCTGCTTGCCCACCAGGAACTGTTCGATGATGTCGGGTGCCAGCAGGGTCAGGCGCAGCAGTTCGTTGACCACCGAGTGGTGCAGTTTTTCGGCGCGGGCGATGGCGGCACCGCTTTGCATTGCCCCGGTGTCCAACAGGTGCTGCCAGTAAAAGGCGCGGGACAGCCCGTCGATCAGCGTGACGTCGTGGACGCTGCGCTCGTCGGTGACCACGCGCTGGACGCCCCGACGACGAAACGTCAGGGGCACGAAGGTTTCCATCGGATCGTCCATCAGGCTTCCACCTCAAGCAGCTCGGCACCGATGCTGTCAGGGGCGAATTCCTCGATCAGCGAGTTCCAGCCGATCTCGCGCCATTTCACCTTGATGCCCTGCACCTCGCCCGCATGGACGAGGTCGATGCGTTCGATCATCAGGTTGGCGATGCGATGGCGCTCGACCGGGAACAACTGATCCCACACGTTGTTGAGCCGTCCCATCGCCATTACCGTGGCGGCCTCGTCGATCTGCGCACCGTTGCGTTGGATATGCCGCACCACCGATGCGACCGACTCCGGGCTGGTCAGCACCGTGCGGATCTGGGCCACCACTGCGCCCTCGATCTCCGGCGCTGGCAGGCGCTCGTAATTCTTGCCCGGTGCGCCGAAGCGGTTTTCCGATTTGGACACGTAGTAGTGATACTTGCGCCCGTTCTTGCGCGAATAGGTCGGGTACATCCGTTCGCCCGACGGCGCGTACAGCAGCCCGCGCAGCAAGGCGTCGGTGCGCGACCGGATTTTGGTTTCCACCGCACGCCCATGAGAATCCTTGGCCAGCACCTCGTGGACGCGGCCCCAAAGGCCGGGGTCGATGATGGCGGCATGGACACCGGGGAACCATTTGCCCTTGTGGGATATTTCGCCGAGGAAGATGCGATTGCGCAATATCTTGTGCAGGTACTTCTTATCGATCTGAGCACCCTTGCGAATCTGGCCATCCTGCGTTGTCCACGCCTTGGTAGTGATGCCTTCGGCGGTCAGGTTGGCGGCGATCTTTGTCGGTGAGCCTATGGTGAGCATTTCCTCGAAAATACGCCGCACCACCGCCGCCTCGGTTTCATTGATGACCAGCAGGCGGTTCTCGACGTCGTATCCCAAGGTGGGCACGCCGCCCATCCACATGCCTTTACGCTTGGCCGCCGCAATCTTGTCGCGGATGCGTTCGCCTGTGACTTCGCGTTCGAACTGCGCGAAGGACAGCAGCACGTTGAGCATCAGCCGTCCCATTGAGGTGGTGGTATTGAACTGCTGCGTGACCGACACAAACGACACGCCGTGGCGCTCGAACACCTCGACCATCTTGGAGAAGTCAGCCAAGCTGCGCGTCAGACGGTCAATCTTATAGACCACCACGATGTCGATCTGGCCGCGCTCGATGTCCGCCATCAGGCGTTTCAGCCCGGGCCGATCCGTGTTGCCGCCGGAGAAGCCGGGATCGTCGTAGTCGTCGGCCACCGGAATCCAGCCCTCGGCGCGCTGGCTGGCGACGTAGGCGTGGCCCGCCTCCTTCTGCGCATCGATGGAGTTGAATTCCTGATCGAGGCGCTCATCCGACGACACCCGGCAGTAGACGGCGCAGCGTTTGCGCGCTTTGGGAGAGGCAATCTGGCTGGCGTCGCTCATTGCGCACCTCCCTTGCCATTCAGGCCGAAGAACAGCGGCCCCGACCAGTGCGTGCCGGTGATCTGCCGGGCCACGGCGGTCAGACTCTTGAAGGTGCTGCCCTCGTACTCGAACAGGCCATCGGCGGTGACCACCACCTTGTGCTCACGCTCGCCCCATTCGCGCAGCAGGACAGTGCCGGGCGCGAAGTTGATGTCGCGTGGCCGCGCCCGCAGCTTGATCTTGGAATGCTTGGCACCGATGGCTTCCAAGCGCTGGCGGGTGTTGTTCGACAGACCACCGAAGGCCTCCTCCTGCATCTTGTAGGCGATGCGCGACTCGATGAAGGCACGGTTGGGGTTGATGGGACGGCTGCTGAAATACCGATCCCACACCGACCACAGTTCGGCGATGGGCAGACTGGACAGCTCCGCGATCTGCGCGGCGACGGATGCTTGTTTCTCGTTCATTACAACTTCTCCTGTTGATAGGGGGTTGTATGAACGCGCTGGTCGAGCAGGAAGCCAAGGCCAACTTCTCTCTGTTTTGGCGCTTCCGCGACAGCGGTGCGAACGATGGCGGCCGCAAGGATGGCAGTGATTTCACCAGCGCGGGTACTGGCGGACATCTCCGAGGGAGATGCGAGTTCGAGGTTCTTCATGACGGCTCCAAGGAATTGCAACCGTCATGGATAGTGAGCCAGATCTTCCGAAGCGGATAGCAATTCCGGGCAATCGAGCCTGTTTCGCGTTAACTAAACAGTTGACGGCCTTGTAATGAAGCAGTACGATCACCTCATTAACCAATCACGCAATCAGGAAACTCCAATGCCTTTCGGAGCCTTCATTCGCAAACAGCGCGAAGAGAAGAACATCCAGATGAACGAGTTCGCGCGTCAGCTCGAGATTTCGCCTGCCTACTGGTCACGCATCGAACGCGATATGGAAAAACCGCCCAAGGATGAACTGATACGCAAGGCGGCTGAGATTCTGGGTATCGATCCGGACGACGCCTTCGTTGAGGCCAGTCGTCTGCCGCCCGACATGCGCGAGGATGTCGGTAACGTTGTGCGGATGTACCGCCGGTAAGTAACGGAGAAGAAGTGAATGCCGGTTTTGACCCTCGACTACCGGCATTGCGACCGCAATCGCCCCAAATTCATCAAGCATCTTGAAATCGAAGGCATCGCCGCGCAGGCTCGCCAACAACTGGTGGGGAGCGGCGTTGATGCCATTGCCTTCGACACACTGCGCCAGATCGACCGCCTGAAGATCAACGGCATCGATTTCTCGCTCGAAGTCAGTACCGAGTGCGAGGTGCATGACGAGCTAGGCAACCACGTCTTCGGTATTTGCGAGTACGACCCCGGTGTCCCGGACACCGCAATGGTGTGCGTCTCGCCCGTCGGCGAAAAACTCAGCGAACTGTTGGCACTCAGCACGCTGGCCCACGAACTGGGGCACGCGGTGTTCGATGCACCGGGCTGGATCATGGATGGCAGCAAAGGGCCAGGGCTGTTCGACGCCTTTGAACCGTGTGGGCAGTGCGCCTACCGCACCATGACACCGGACAGCGAACATTTGGCGAAATCACCAGCCGTCGGTAAGGCCGCCCAGACCTCGGACGTGCATTTCGCAGAACTACGTGCCAATGAATTCATGGGCTCCTTGCTGGTGCCGCGCCATCTTTTGAGCGCAGCCGCAGGGGAGCTTGCCCCGCAATACAACGTCAGCCTACACCGTGGCCCTTCACTCGACCCAGAGATCCCCGGCATCAGCCTGCATCTCACCGCCACCGACGTGGTCGATATGGAATTTCTAGAGAAAGCACTGGCCACGCGTTTTGGCGTCAACCCGCGCTTTGTGCAGGTGCGCCTACAGCGCTACGGCTTGATCCGACCGGAGGCTGTCTTGCGCTGATCATTCATCCAGACCGCCACGCCGACTCCGCGTCGGCATTTTTTGAATCCCGAAGTTAACCGTTCGCGCAATCGCGCACTTTGTTGAAGGAGCTTGCCTATGCCAACCGGTCAAACCACCGCCGCTCAGCCGGAGAAAGTGGTCAATCAGCAACTGTCCTCGAAACGTGTGCGCGAGCATCGGTCAGATGACGGCCCCACCATCCTGCCCGGGATGGAGCATTTCATCGATCTGCTGCGCAAGGTCAAGCGTCCGGCGCTGGTGGTGCGCCTGCTCGAACGGGCCAGCGGCGATGCACTGCCGGAACTGCAGGCATTGGCTGATGCCGCCAAGGGCAAATTGCCGGTCGAATCCCGTCAGGCGTTCTTCCATTGCGTGGCCAAGCTGGATGCTGCCATCCGCCAGCGCCTCGAGGATGTCGTCGAGCGGGTGCTGCTGCTCGGCGATGACTACGGCGCGCAGGCAGTTCAGTCGGTGCTCGATGAGCGGCGTGAAGACGACGCTGCCGTGCTCGAAGTGCCCAGCGATCGTCACAGCCGCGCACTGCACCTGTGCATCCTGCAGGAATTCCCCGAAGCCGGTGTTCGTCGCGAAGCCCGGTTCGATCAGGCCGAGCATGAACAGGTGATGCACCGCCAGTGGAAAAGCGACCACTTCTCCAGCCACTACCTTGGCCCCAAAGGCGTGGAACCGCAGAAAGTCGACGACGTCCAGGAAACGCTGCGTACACGGATTGCCGAGCTGTTCCCACATGTGCCGAAAGAACAAATCCTGATCGAGCAATTTGTGCGGCACGGCCTGTCACATGCACAGCATGATGATGAGGACGCCGATGCAGACAGCGAATCTCTGACACAGCTGCATAGCCTTTGCGCCACCTTCAATGGTTCCACCGCGCATTATCGGCAGGTGGAAGATGGCCAGGTGGTCGATCACGAGGAGCCTGCAGCCATGTCGGCACGCTTTTCGTGGGAGCCGGCCACCGGGGCGCTGACCGTATTCTGCGAAAACCGTGAAGCGCGGCGCGAACTTGCCACCATCTTCCGTGATGTGGTGCTGGCGCATGAAGGCACGATTGATGACATGCCGATTCGCCAGTTCGATTTGTTCGGGTTCTCAACCTCTGCAATGCTCAAACGGCTGGAACAGGATCGCATCGCCGATATCGACAGCATCTCTATCCTGCAGATCAAGGTGGCCAAGCCCTTTGAGCAGCACCTGGAACTGGGTGGAAAACCCGTTGTCCGGCAACTGGCAAGCAAGATGGAGATCACCCGCGACCGGCGCGACGGTCGCAACATCTATCAGGTCGCCTACGAGGATTACAGCGCCGAGGATCTGAGCCAGTACGCGCTGGTGCAGGTGAAGCTGGTGATGCACATGGCCAAGCAGCCCCACCGCAAGGCGCACAACGTGGCCGTGCAGATCACCGCCCCCAACGGCCTGAATGACAAGAGCAAAACCGAGGACGACCGCAAACGCGTGCTGGAGCAACTGATCCGCATCGGCGTACTGAGCGAATTCTGAGGGAGAGGCCGACGATGTCACTACATCTGCATTTTTTCGCAGCCATCGACAAGCTGCCGAGCCTGGCGTGATGTCCCTCCCGATTATCTCCGCGCAGCAGCGCATGGCCGAGCGTAAGGGTGTGAAGCTGCTGATGCTGGGTAAATCCGGCATCGGCAAGACCTCCCGGCTCAAAGACCTCGACCCGGCCACGACGCTGTTCCTCGACATCGAGGCGGGTGATCTCGCCGTGGCCGATTGGCCGGGCGACACCATCCGTCCGGCATCCTGGCCGGAAAGCCGCGACTTCTTCGTGTTCCTCGCGGGCCCGGACAAGTCTCTGCCGCCGGAGTCAGCGTTCTCGCAGGCCCACTACGACCACGTCATCGAGAAGTTTGGCGACTCGACGCAGCTCGACCGCTACCAGACCTTTTTCCTCGACTCGATCACGCAACTGTCGCGGCAGTGCTTTGCGTGGTGCAAGACGCAGCCGGGCGCGGTCAGCGACCGTTCCGGCAAGCCCGATCTGCGCGCGGCCTACGGCCTGCTCGGCCAGGAAATGATCAGCGCCTTGACCCACCTGCAGCACGCACGCGGCAAGAACGTGGTCTTCGTGGCGATCCTCGATGAACGGCTCGATGACTTCAACCGCAAGGTGTTCGTGCCACAGATCGAAGGCAGCAAAACCAGCCTGGAACTGCCCGGCATCGTCGACGAAGTCGTGACGCTGGCCGAGATCAAGGCTGAAGACGGCAGCGCCTACCGCGCTTTCGTCACCCACACCGTCAATCCCTACGGCTTTCCGGCCAAAGACCGCAGCGGTCGCCTCGACCTGCTGGAACCGCCGCATCTCGGCGCGCTGATCGCCAAGTGCGCGGGCACATCCACCTCGCCCGCCAGCACCGCCACCCACGCACATACCGAATCTCAGGAGTAATCACCATGACCAGCCAATCTGTAACCTGCAACAACTGGAACGACTTCAACGACGCCGAATCGCAGCAATCCGGCTTTGACCTGATCCCCAAGGTCACCGTCGTGCCGGTGCGCATGACCCTCAAGCCCGGTGGCTATGACGATCCTTCGCAGGGTTGGGGCGGCGGCTACGCCACCGAGTCCTTCGATACCGGCTCCATCTATCTCGCCGCCGAATTCGTGGTCACCGCTGGCGACCATGCCAAATGCAAAATGTGGTCGAACATCGGACTGCACTCCCAGAAGGGACCGACCTGGGGCCAGATGGGGCGCAGCTTCATCCGCGCCGCACTCAACAGTGCCCGCAACGTCTCCCCGCAGGACAACAGCCCGCAGGCCGCCGCCGCGCGTCGCATCCAGGGCTTCCACGAACTGGATGGCCTGGAATTCCTCGCCCGCGTGGACATCGAGAAAGACGGCAAAGGTCAGGATCGCAACGTGGTCAAACTCGCGGTCGAACCCGATCACCCCGACTACGCCAAGTTGATGGGCGTGCCGCCCAAGACCACGGGCGGTGGTGCTTCCGGCGCTCCGGCGCAGGCAGCGGCCCCCTCGTATCAGGCACCGGCTCCGCAACGCGCACCCGTGACGGGCAAACCGTCGTGGGCGCAGTGAGGGAGGCCGATGAAATGCTGGGTCTGCAAACGACAGGCCCGGGGATTCGGCCACACCGACAACCGTCACGGTGTCGGCAATCCCCGGCGCTACCCCATCGACTGGGTGTTCTGCTCGCAGCGTTGCCAGAACGCGTTTCACGCGCTGTATGGCAACTGGCTGCGGGTCAAGGAAGGTCGCGTCGACATCAAGGAGGTCACCATGATCGATCCGTCTGATGTCGAACTGGCCGCGATGAAGAAGTGCCTCAAGGCCTTCGGCGAGGCGGCGAGCGAGATTGGCTTTACCAAACCGCTGGGCGACTACTCCGAGGCCGAGGCGCTGCAGGTGATCGATGCCATTGTCACCTGCTGGTCGGACGCGATGGTTGCTCACCACGAGGCCACCAAGTTCCCGCCCGTGCGGGGCTTGTCGCCCACGCCAGATCCACTGGCACCGGATGCCGCCAATCCCTTCGCGGATCTGGAGGACGATCTGCCTTGGGATGAACCGAAGGGGAAGAAGCCATGATCGACTTCAACTCCTCATCAAGCATCTCGGGCCGAGTCACCGCCGTGGTCGACGCGGGAATGCAGCAGGCCCGCGCCCGCCAGTCCGAGCGCCAGTATCTCGGGGCCTCGCGGCTCGGCGTGGCCTGCGAGCGCGCGCTGCAGTTCGAGTACGCCAAGGCTCCCATCGACCACGGGCGAGATATCCAGGGCCGGATGCTGCGCATCTTCGAGCGCGGCCATGTGATGGAGGACTGCATGGTCGCGTGGCTGCGGGACGCAGGTTTCGACCTGCGCACTCGCAAGGCCGACGGCGAGCAGTTCGGTTTCTCGGTGGCGGAAGGCCGTCTGCAGGGCCACATCGACGGCGTCATCGTCGGCGGCCCCGAGGGCTTCGCCTATCCGGCGCTGTGGGAATGCAAAGCCGTGGGCAACAAATCCTGGAGCGATCTGGAGAAGAAAGGCCTGGCCATCTCCAAGCCCATCTACGCCGCGCAAGTGGCTATCTACCAAGCCTATCTCGAACTGCACGAGCACCCGGCGATCTTCACGGCGCTCAACGCCGACACGATGGAGATCTACACCGAGCTCGTGCCCTTTGATGCAGCCCTGGCACAGCGCATGTCGGATCGGGCGGCGAAAGTCATCACGGCAACTGAGGCAGGAGAGCTTCTGCCGCGCGCATTCAATGACCCGACCCACTTCGAATGCCGGATGTGCGCGTGGCAAGACCGCTGCTGGAGGAC